AGTGGCCTCAATATGGACCGAATACTGGTCAAGCTAGACTAGCTAAATGGGCACGTAATACAGGAACAAAACCGGGAATGTTTTTTTAAAATAGTTTAATAATTTTATTAATATTAAACTATTTATTCGCGTAAAGAAGGATTTACACATATTTCATTGGATGGGAATATATCTCCAGACATACACATATCACTTTCATCAACAGATACACAACTTCTGAATCCTCTATCTTCACCAATATAACAATATCCAGACTTGGAACTATTTCGTTGTGTTGAACTCATTGCGTCGTCAGGTAAAGGTTCTGTATTTTCCTCAGCATCTGCTAATGCAGATGATAATGATGCAGGAATAATAGATGATTGTTGAGATTGTTGTTGTTGAGATTGTTGTTGTTGAGATTGTTGTTGTTGAGATGGTGTGGATTGTTCCAAATCTAGTTGTCCTTGAACAACATCAATACCACTTTCAATAGTTCCAGCAGCTACATCAACACCTAATTTAGCTCCTTCAGCAGCAGTAGATGTAATATCTTTTGTAATTAAACCTAAACTTTCTAAAATACCTCTAATTAATGGAGAAGATGTTTGTTTAAGATTTTCAAAAAAAACACCTAAATAAGAAAAAATATTAACACCTAAAAAAAGAAGGATAATAACTGCTAATCCAATTTTAGTATAATTATTTTTTCCACTAGTTTTAAACATGCCTTCACTAGGGGAATTAGATGTTTCTGATTCTGAAGGGGATGAGAATCCAAGAAATGATTTAGATTTAGATGTAGATTGTGGTGGAGATTCAATATCAATTGTAATCCCAGCTGGTATTTTACTATTACTATTCATTATATAAAAATGATTATATAAAAATATGGGATTTAGACCTTAATTTACCGATTTCATCATAAATACTATGACCTACTTTATTACTAATATAATATGCTGTTGTAATCGTTAATGTTAATGTTAATGAATAAGAAAAAATGGCAATTGTAATTGGTTCCATATAAATAATGTTATATTAATGTATAATGGATTATATAATTCCGTCGTTTTCAATGTTATTATTGGATAGTATATATTTATCAAATATAGGTGGTCCAATGTTTAAAGGTATGATAAAGAAAATACAAAAAGAAGATATGGGACTAAATGTATATGGTGCAATTGGAGCATATATTCTTATGATATTAGCTATATACAAATTTATAATAATGGAGAGGAAGTCACCGTCTGACGCATTTATATTAGGAATTTGTATTTATGGGATATTTGATTTTACAAATTATGCTATATTTAAAAATTACAATATGTTTGTTGGTGGTATAGATATGTTATGGGGTGGGGTATTATATTATACAGTAACATGGATTACATATAAATTGTTAGGTATAAAGTATTAAGGATTTCTAATAATAGTGTTTATGGTATTCATAGCCTCAAGTTTTTCGAATGTTTTCTCTCTATTAGATTTTTCAACTCCATTAAATAAATAATCTGTAGCAGGCGAAACTTCATTTTTTTTAATTTCTTTGTAGATAAGATCGATTTTTTTCGTGATATTATCTACAACGCCAGCATCTTCAATAATATTAACATTTTTATTAAATTGATCTGTAATAATAGATATAGCAAAGTATATTAGGTATTTGCGTTTTTTTTTAGATCCGGCAGTGTATCTAATGGTAAATAATTCGAAAATACTTTTTAATATTTTGTCAGTGATTTTACATTTTTTGACTTCTTTTGAAAAAAATATAGCATCCCAAATCATCCATATAGGTTCTTTCTGAAATTTTTCATCAATATTAGAAGCGAATGTTCTGCGTTCACAAATACAAGTTTCCTTTTTCTTTTTACATAGATTTTCGAATTCAATAATCCATTCAAACCAATAACATGCTTCTAATGAGTTTTGTGAATCTTTTGATAAATGATACATAAATTCATTAACTGCAATAAAGAGTTCCTTGGGGTCGTCTTGTTTAAATATATTAGAGACATATGTAACGTCTTTAGCTTTAAGTCTAGATGACATAGCAGTCATATCAAATTCTTCGGCTTTTTTTATTTTAATACTTTCAATAGAGTGTTTTTTTTTAGATTGACATAAAATAGTAATTATTTCAGCAAACATTTTTCGAATTTTAGAATTATTTCGCAGATTAATTTCAAATCCTATATAGCCGTTTTGAACTACTTCTTTAAAATTATTGAAACGCATTTCTAAATAGATAGGTAATTTAGGATTACCTAAATGAATATGTTTTCCTAAAAAACATAATATAATATCCCATAAATCAATAAATAAGCCACAACATATAAATTCAGCGCTCCAATTCAAAGCATACTCTATTTTACCATTTTTTAAACTATTTAGTAATTCTTTTTTAGCATCAGTTCTTTTAAATTTTGAGAATGTAACGCCTTTAAATTCTTTATCACTTCGCATATCATTTATTTCAATATCATTCATATAACTTTTTCATATAAAAAAAATAACATAATTATACATATACATAATGGGTTTAACAAAAATTTACACAAGACTTGAAAGAAATTTAAAAAGGATGCCGGTTTGGTTTCATTTATTAATACTTTTAGCTATATTATATATTTTGATACATATTTATAATGACATGCAACCAAAAAGAGAAGGATTTATTGATCAAAGTGATAAATTCATTGTAAAAAAAGGAGTTGATTTATATGATGATTTTTATGTAAATATATACGATGAATTGTTTTTTAGGGAAGTAGTAAACCAGTATGAAGTTGGAAGTATTCAAAATATTACAAAGCCAACAACAGAAAGTAATATTTTATTAATAGGAAGTGGTACAGGACACATTGCTGAAGAATTTCGCAAAGATAATATAAAAATAATGGGTATAGATGAATCACAATCTATGGTAAAATATGCACAAAAGGAATATCCATCAATACCATTTAAGGTTGCAAATCCATTAAAATCTATAACATTTAATGCAAATACATTTACACATATTTTATGTTTAAATTTAAATTATTATCAGTATAAAAATAAATATCAATTTCTTCAAAATGTTTATAACTGGTTAAGACCAGGAGGATATTTTGTAGTACAACTAGTTGATAAGAACAAATTTGATCCAGTTGTCCCTGCAGCAAAGCCGTTTATAATGGTAAATCCTCAAAGCTTTGCTGATAAAAGAATAACTACTTCTTCTGTAGTATTTAACAATTTTAATTATAAATCAGACTTTCAAGTATTTCCAAATGATTTTGTTCAATTTAGAGAGATATTTAAAGACACAACACCTGGTTCGAGTAAAGTGAGAGAAAATATTCATAAATTATGGATTCCTCCTAAACAAAAGGTAATACAAGAATGTAAAGAAATAGGATTTATAGCATATGCTGAAGTAGATTTACTAATGGCCCAAATGGAATATCAATATTTATATGTATTTCAAAAACCAGAATAAATAATTTATATAAAATAATTAAATTATTTATTTATTTCTTTTGAAAAGCACTAATAGCCTCCCATAATTTTGCAGATTCTTGCACATTAAAGGCACCTCTTTTTTGTGCAATATGTAAAAATTGTACAAGTACATTTAATGCAGTGTTTTCATCCTTAATTTCTACATCAAAAATATTAATAGTTTCTTCTTTTTGTTGTGAAGATACAGGCTTTTCAATTGTTTCCATAGAGATATTTTCCATTATATTAATAATTTATAAATAAAATGGATTATTATAACGAATAATTATCTAACATATTTTCCAACACGTGCAAAAGAATCGACTACAAAAATAATAAATATTCCTAAAAATGAGTATAATATTAATTCTTCGGTTACATGTCCAGTCGTTTCATCTTGTTGTTCTTCTAATAAATATATTATTTGGTTTAATTTAGTTAAAAGTTCATCTTTATTTACACCATTTGGTGTATTATCATCAGAACTTTGATTGTAATATGGTACATATTGTTGATAATATTGCTTTGCATATTGACTGGGTAATTGAGTAAAACTTTCTTGAATATCTTCAGTTGTATCATGATGGTTGTTTGAAGCCATATTTTGTTGTTGTTCCATGCGTTCTTCCATACCATGCTCCATTCTTTCAATACCAGCAGAGGATGGATTACCTAGTGGTTGAAATTCGCTTAAATCTTCTTCTTCTTCTTCTTCTTCATGAATTTTCTTTACCATAGCCTCTATTTTTGGATTTGATTTAAAACCTTCTCTCCTCTTAAGAGTCTTATTTCTCATATTCTCTTTTTTTTTTTGAATGGGATTCATATTTTCAATATTATATTCAGATGCATACATTGCTAAATTAGACATTGGGTACTTATAAAAAATATAGATAAAAATTTAATTAAGTTACGGAAAATTATATTATTAATTTATATAAGAAAGATGTTTAACTTAAAAAGCGTTTTAGGAAAAGTATTTGTTTTAGCTATTGTAATTTTTGCTGCAAAACATAGTCTTTTAGCAGGAATAGTAGCTTTACTGGTATTGATTACCATTGATCCTGTTATTGAAGGTATGGAAAATAAGGAAGACGATTCTTCTAAAGAATCTGATTCACCCGATGAATCTGATAAATCCGATGAATCTGATGATAAAACTCTATCCGCTAAGGATAAAGCTGCTATGGCTAATTTTAGAAAGGAAAATTGTGTTGATGGTAAATTAATGAAAGATAATACAGTAGTAACACCACTAACATTTCAATCTAATTTCCCAAATGTCAAATTTACTTCTAAAACATGTCACCCTTGTGATGAAACATGTGATTTTGAAATTGTTTCTTCTGAAGAAAAATTAACAGTTGAAGAAAATTTAAGATCTATTGACTCTAATTCATCACCAGTAGATAGAGAGAAAGCTATTACTAAATCTAAATCTGAATCTGAATAAAAAATAATAAAATAATAATTTATATGAACAAATTATTATTTATATTACTTATTTTTAGTATTATTCTTTTATTTACTAGATCATGTCAACAAGAAGGATTTAATACTTATTTTAGACAAAGAGTTAGACCACATGTTAGAAATATAAAAGATGCCCATGAAACTGTTACATATCATTTTAATAATAAATTTCAAAATTTCAGTAAAACATTAGGATTTAATTAATATGAATTCACTATTTTATATATCTAATATATAAGTTATGAATATTACAGAAGTGTTGGGTACATTAAACAGTAGTAAATATTTTACCGGTATTATTATGATTATGTTAAATATTGGCTCTAGGTTTGTCGAAATTAAATTAAGTGATTCTATGGAGCAATATATTAAATATAATATTGCTAGAGAGGTTCTTATTTTTTCAATGGCTTGGATGGGTACTAGAGATATAATTGTTGCATTAATTTTAACAGCATCGTTTGTTATATTATCTGATTTCTTATTAAATGCTAAAAGTAATTTATGCATTCTTCCAAATAAAGAACAGTATATTAAAGTAGATACTAATAAAGACGGTGTTATTACTGATGTTGAAATTAATAATGCAATTGGTTTACTAGAAAAAGCTAAAAGACAAAAGGATAAGGAGAGAAATCAAACTCTGATGAATTATTATCAAAGTTTAACATAAATTATATACTAATATTATAAGATGACTGATAATATTAGTGACAATATACTTAAAATTACATTTAATGCCCATACTGTTAATGGGTCTATTATTCAAAATAATAATTATACACCTAGCATGTCAAATCCACAATATATATCTTTTCCCAACATATTATTTATACCATCTATTAAAATAACTAAAAAATTATTTCAATCAAATTTAGGTGAAGATGACATTAAAAAAATATTTTTATCTCCAACACAATTAAATAATTTTATTACGAGATTAAATGAAAAAAAAATGTATAAACCTATTACTATTAGCGAAGCTAAAACAAAAGGAATTATTGTAAATA